ATTAAGATCAGAGTATTCGTATACAAAATCAATACCGTTTTCCATTATGGTGTTCCATATGCAGTTACGTTAGCAAGTGCAATTAAGTTTCCAGATGAATCTAAAGATGCCACATTTGATCCATTATAATTGAAGTAAAGTTTAGTTCCGGTAGGTGTTACATTCCAACCGCCTGAATTTGCAACTGATGTTGAACTGCCTGATAAAGTTCCAGTAATAGATGTTGCGCTAATCGCTGTTGCGCTAATTGCTGTTGCGCTAATCGCTGTTGCACTAATACTGGCGGCAATCAATGTACTCATAATGGTTGAACCAGTATGGGTAGATGTACCAGATACAACTAAATTTCCACCAACGTTCCAGTTACCAGCCGCAGCAGTTTGCGCAGAATAAAAACCAATNCCGTTNCCGCTTACGTTTGATGCATCGCAATAACATTGACCAGTACTTAATGCTGGAATAACGAGTGATGTAACGCCGCCAGATGCAACCATCGTTAAGTTCTGCGTTGTGTTGTTAACAACTACATATAACTTATTCTGTGCTGGCGCAGTAATTGTTGGTGCGCCGCTGGGGGTTCCAGTAAACACTAAGCACATATTACGGGCGTCATCGGAAACACCGTTATAATTGGTCAATGTGTAAGCCGATATTCCAGATAAAGAAATAGCTGTAACACCAGTAATTGCTTGCTCAAGCAATGTACCTAAGTTTGTATTGGTTGTAGCTCCCCATGTACCAGACTGATCTCCAGTACCAATAAGTGCTAATTTAAGCGACGGTGAATATGTGGTTGTCATGCTAATCCTTATTGCGAGTTGTTAACTACAACCCAATTTGGGGTTTGATTGTCGTTTATTTTAACCCATCCAGTGGCTATTGGCACATCATTAATGGCTAAAGATTCTAGCTGGGATGATACAAAAGAAGCTATTGATGTAGGGGTATCGGCTGTATTAACATTCTCATTGGCTGTAGATACAAATGCTGCTACAACGGTTTTATTATCCGCAGGGCTAATGTTTTCGGTAATAACAAAGCTATACCCGCCAATTTGAACAGAAGCCACCGTATTGCCTTCTGATACTGATCCTGCAAAATTAGCAATTCCAGCGGGAGTTTCAAGCAAAGAGGAAATTGCTTCAATTATTGTTACAGGAAAAGATTGCGCTACGATAGAGCTATCAGAAGAATTAATACCTTCAAATACTGCATAGGCAAAAATACCAAAACCAGTAGCGGAATCGGCAACTGTCGTGCTTTCTGAAGCGTTTAAATTCCATGTAAATGCAGGCGATTCACCCATGGTATTGGCTTCTGTTATAGCACTAACAAAAGAGGCTACAACGCTTGCAAAATCTGCTGGATTAATTGATTCTGATACCGCCCCAACAAAAGCGCCTACGGCAGAATTTACATCAGCGGTGCTAATGTTTTCCGTAGAAGAGACCAAATAAGTATAAGACGGCGCATCACTTAAAGCTAAAATAGCTTCAGTAATAACCGTAATAAAGGTTGCAACTACTGCTTCAGAATCTGTTTCCGAAATAATAGCTTCAGAAACGCTATCCGCATAAACAGTAGAAAATGCGGCAAATGGCGCTTTTGAATATGGGGCAAGTCCAAACATTACTTACCCTTTAGTTCTGCTACTTGCGCTTCTAGTTCTTTAATTGCTTCTATTAATAATGGTACTAAACGCTCATAACGGACTGTTAAATAATTATCGTTAATAGGCGCCGGAGCTACTACTTCCGGCATAATTGCTTGAACTTGCTGCGCAGAGACGCCAACCTCACGTTTAACTTCATACCCCATAGATTGGGCTAAATCATTAGCTTCATAGTAAAAACCATCTAAAGTTTTTAATTTATCTAATGCGCCGTTTATATTACCCAAACGGGTTTTCATTCGGTCATCAGAATAGTAAGCTGTAACGTTATTGGTTGCCCTAATCTCACCAGTAGTACCTGATGCGGCTGTTCCAACTCCTAAAGAGTTAANTTGATAGTTATTGCCAGTTGCCAATCCGCCCGCAGTAATAGATGATTGAGCTATCCATATTGGTGAAGCGGTACTGCCTTGTCCCATTAATACATACTGTGTAGTTCCATAAGAACCACCAAAAGCTACAGCATTGCTGGTATTAACGGTAATTGCATCTGTTGCTTGGGAGTTTGTAACAACGTGTACGTTATTAGAGCCAATTGTTCCAAGAACCATATCTGTGCTTCCAGATAAGAAATAAGCATAGCCAGAAGCATTAACAGCGCCTACGCCAGTATATCCAGAAGAATTAATACCTACAGTTGCAAAGTTTGTAGATGCCGTACCGTTGTTGTTATATGCAATAAATTCAGCAGATGCTTGTGTGCCACTAGATGTATTTTGAATAACATTTTGGAAATAGCTGTTAGTAGATGCCACTGAACTCATTACGATGCCAGTATCACTAAAGTTCATTACTCCACCAACCGCAATTACACCTGAATTTAATGTGGCTGTAAGCGATTGATTTGGTAAACTCAGAATGTTATTTGCATCTAAATTAACAGATTTAGAAGATGGATAATCTACCCAAACGGTTACAGTTCCGCTAAATGTAACAGCAGTATTAGAATTGCTAGATTGCAATACTGTGGTGCGTGTCAATAAAGTGGACGATGTTAATGTTCCTAACCCAGTTTCCCAGTTAGTTCCATCTGTTGCGGCATAGTAAGTCGTGTTTCCAGTTGTTAAAGTGGAAAAGGCTTGATAGCCAACAACCGTTCCCGTTAAAGTAAAACTAACGGTGGTGTTGGCTGTACCAGTCTGTAGGACACGATCAGCGAACTGTAAAGCCATAAAAGGCTCCTAATTAAGACGTTGCAGTAGTTGTATAAGTAACAGCGATTGAGTCACCGTTTGCTACAATTTTGCTACCACCAGTAAAGCTACCAGCACTGTATAAAATACCAGTAGTACCTGTATCTTTTGTCGCTGAAGCAGAAGCGCCTGAGTTAATAAAACAACCAAATACTGTACCACCGCTTGTCATAGAGAATGTCAAAGCAGCAGCCGCTTTAGATACTACGTTGCTTGGTGATGCAGAGCCATTGTTTGATGCAGCGGTCCAGCTTGGAGATTGACGGTTACCCGTATAAGCAGGAGCATTTGAGCCGCCAACTTCAATCCAACCAGCGTGTGAACTCATTGTGTCAGATTGGAAATAGTTAGCAGTAGAAGATGCGCTTCCTACCAATCCAAGATAGTTAGCACCAGAAGAAGTGCCGCCACCAGTACCAGTTGCACCAAAATAATAATCAAATAATGCTCCTTTACCAACAGCAGTTACCAAGTTAGGAGCTTTGTCTTCCCATTTTAGATTGCCGTTACTATCGTAACATTTAACGTCATAAAAACCTTGCATTCCCAGAAATTCTTCTGTTTCTGCACCTCTGGTAATACTAGCAGTGCTAATATCGCCAACGTTTGATTTTTCCATTTAAAACTCCTTAACTAATTGTCAGTACTGCTGTTGTTGATGTTGCCGTGGGGAAAGTCACGGTAAAGGTTTTTGAACTGGTAATCGTGCTACCAAAATTCAAGATAAAACAAGCTGCGCCAGTGGTGCTATTATAAACTAAAGCCCCATTTGCTGAAAGGCTTCCAGTCCAAGTTACGTTGTTAAACGAGATATAAGCTATGTTATTGGTCGTATCTTGGGTTGGCGGGACAGAAATGGTCAAAACTTGACCTCCTGCCGTATAGCCTGTGCCAGTTACCTCGTTGGTTGATGTATAGGCGGTGGTCGTATTATTTAAATTGGCGTTACCGTTATAAAGGGCTATTTTGTAGGTATAAGGAGAGCTTAGGGTAAAGTTCTCCAAACCAGACAAAATGTTGGCTTTAAATAGGGTGGTTTGACCTTGTACGATTGGCATTATGTATTAACCTTTAACTTGGTCTGACCATCACGGTAAGCATCGCCACGCTCCAGACCATCTCCAAGACGTTTCATCTCATTAAGCGCTTCTTGGAACTTTTCTTCATAGTATTTAACAATATCCTGCTCCTGCTTTTGGAAAAGCATTGCTTCACGCATAGCACCATAGAAAAGCACAGGATCGTAGTTATCGCCAAGCCAGCTTTGACCTTGTGCGTTATTAACAGTAGCTACGCCCACAGAAAATCCAGATCCAGAACCACCAATGTTAGCGGTTGCTACACTTAATGAATCGCCAACCTGATAAAAGCTACCACCATTTTGCAATGTTACGGATGCCACGTTACCAGTTGAATTGACCAAAATGTCGCAAGTTGCGCCTGATCCTGACCCGCCTGTCATTGGAATATTTTGATACAAGCCCGGACTATACAATGTACCAGCGGTAAAAGTAGCGTTTAAAGTCGCTACAACGCCCTGAACAATCGATACTGGATAGTAAAAATAATGTAGTTCTGTGTTATATGATGAGTCGGGAGTAGGACCAACAATGGCGGTTAACTCATTAACATTATTAGTAGAACTGCCAAAAATAGCGTAGTACTTAGGCAAAGACCAAGATGTTGAGCCATTGTTAGGGTACGCTTCACGAATAAAATTGACATCTTTATTTAATAAATAGGTATAGTTTCCACTACTATCAACTACCGCTAAGGAATAAGTGGCAAGCCAGTCAAACGGCAAAGTTAAATACTGGTTACCAGATGTTAAATTTCCCAATACGTTTTTGCGTAGTGATGGAATTTGAACTGAGTTATATACACGAGTTTCAGCCTGTATTACAAAAAATGGAATATTTGCTACAAACGTACTTTCGTTCGTCTGTGCGTAGGTCTGAATATTGTTATATAACGTTTCGTAGTTCATTATGCCATTGGTCCACGTGCTTTACGACCCTTTTCCGCAGCGCCATTGCCACGGGTTTCAAGTCCTTCATCCTTAACATAGTCAAAGTGACCGATGCTTACACCACCGTTTAAAGGTGTCCAAGCTTTGCGAGTAGGCATCATTACTTCAAAACCAATGTCCGCTTGAGTCAAAGTCTTGCCATCCATTTTATGTGGACGAGCATATGCTTCTGCTGGCTCGTTGGTTTTACCCATTTGATCGCCCAACAAGATAGATGGACTATCTTTTTTAGTTGGTTTGATTTGCTTTGCCATATTAACGACCTCTTGAAGAAGATTTTTGATTGGTAACACGAGCCATATTGCGACCCATGCTACGCAAGTTAGACTGGGTTACACCACCCTTAGCCATTTTCTTAACGTCCATTCCGCCTTTTTTAAGCTTGAGTTTGGTGTGCTCACCTTTGTGCTCTTGCTTATCATGCTGTTTAAACGCTTTTTTAATTTCCGCATCAGCAGTTTTTTTATCCTGCTTGATGTCTTCTTTTTCACTCATCATCTTTGCCATTTTTTACTCCTAAGTTGTTGATATTGTTACTGAATTTATATTACCTTTGCCTACTAAATAATTAGGAGTAAGCGTCCTATCAAAACCACTTGCACCGCCAACAGGATACCAACCCCATTGAATAACTCTGCTACCGCCTTCTGGGAAACCAGCCTGTGTAACACTAGTTCCACCGCCCTGATTAATTTGCAATCCGCTCGGTCCTGAAGCGTAATAACTAATATCAGGTCTTGGTTCACGTACCGCCTGTGGATCATTTACTGGATACATACCCAGTCTTAACTGAGGATGATCAGGATCCCAACATTCGGGGCAAACCTTAATACTTACCAACTTGGTCTTGATGGTCAGTTTTTTTAATTCAACTAACTTATATCTTTGACCGCATCTGTCACATTCCGCAATTGCGTGTTTACCACTTGCATACCTATTCGGCATGATTACCTCGCATAAAACAGATTACGAGGCACAAAACGTATTGAAACCATTTCCCTATCTTCTTCTACTGCTTGCTCAAGCTGCTCCGCATAGTCTGCTTTAAGAGCCAAAACACGCTGAGGATCAATGCCTTGTATTTTTAAAGACAGGTAATACGCTAAACCAGCAACCATACAAGTAATCCAGCGGAATGGGATATCTTGAATAAATACACCCGTTCCAGAATCTTGTATTCTTCTCATTCTCCAATAAACCAATGTATATGGCGTAGAATTATCAGGGGTGGGCCATACAGCAAGAAAAGGCAACTGTTGGTTATAAATCTGTGCGCCTTGGGCATGAGAAGCGGCAGTAGTATTATACTGTCCACGATAGCAATTTAATAGTTGATTACCCGAAATATTGACGTAACCAATAATCTCGTTATCAATTTGAATATAGCCAGTAGATCGAATATTAGCCGTAGAGCTAAGAGTGATAGCAGTGTCAGAGGCTGTAATAGCACCAGCCAAAGTGACTCCAGAATAAATGTTTGCATTACCCGTTTGGCGGTTGTACCAAGTTTGGATTGGTCTGCCATAGGTTAACTTGTTCGGAATAGTTGAATATGTTGACTCAGAAATGCGGTTTAAATTGATATCTTGTTG